GGTTCAGATGCAGATTTCAGTGATTGGGGTGAAGATGATGCAGGAGCAGAAAGTGGATGGTTTAATAAAGGTGGTCAAGTAGGAATGGCTAACGGTGGTGAAGCACCGCAAGGCGCAGAAGTAGATATGGCAAACCTTGGTATGGTTAATGAGCAAGCTGCAGCACCGCAAGAAGGTGGTCAACAATCAGTAAAAGATGACATACCCCGTGAAGCAGATGAAGGTGATTACATTCTTCCATACGAAACTGTTTTACAGGTAGGTCTAAAACAGCTTAACCGCTACGCAAAAGAAGCTATTCAACTTGCTATAAAGAACGGTGTTAACTTGAGAGATACAGACCTTGATCCAAGTGATGATGTTCCAATAAAAATAAGCAACTATGAATACCACATTCCAAAAGCACTTGTACCTTACTTTGGTGGTGGTAAAAAGTACCTTGACAAGATACGTGACGAAGGGCTTGCATTGCGTAAACGCCTAGAAGAAGAGAAACAACCTTCTGCACAACAGCAACAGCCTATGCAACCTCCTTTACCTCAAGAGGCTCCACCTCAAGAAGCTATGCCACAGATGGCAGCAAATGCTAATCCAATGGCTACAGCAGATCAAATGGCTCCTGAAGATCAAGCTGCACCACCAATGCCAGCAATGATGCAGAAAGGTGGTTTTGTATTAAGTCCAGAACAAGAAGTTAAGTCAACAGAACAAGCTTTAACATCTGATACATCACAACCTGCACAATCTGCTTACAATCAAGTACAAGCTATGGAACGTGCAAGAGTACAGAAACAACAACCTCCAATGGTTGATCCAACTGGTCGTGTAGTTCAACAAGGCTTTGCAGCACCTAAAGGTTATCAGGATGGTGCAATGGTAGAAGACTTAGACATTGCTCAAGGTGTAGAACCAAAGACAGAACCACCAATGCCAGATTGGGCAAACAGAGCATTAGATCCTAAGACTCCTGTTCTTATGGATGAAGAGACAGGTGAACCAAAGACACTAGGACTTGTAACAGATGAAATAAACAAAATGTATCATGTATATCCTACAATACGAATGGTAGGAAAAGAACTAAAACAATATGATCCAGATGAAGCCTTATCTCTTTCTATGAAAAAGAAAGACTCTGTAAAGTTTAACACACAGCCTGAAGCGGATTCTTGGTCTAACAACTTAGTAAATCAAATAGCAAGTTTACGTGATCTTCAACAGCCTAAGATGCCTCCAAAACAAATAGAATCTCCAATGGCAACAGTTGACGAACAACAATCTGTTATAAGTGAAGGATTTGCGGAACCTATTGAACAGGCTTTATTAGATGACCAACAACAACAACCAATGGTGGCAGCCTAATGTTAATGCGCGGAAAATTTATAGAATACGTTAAGCTTGTAGAGAACGGTGGTAAAGCTGGCTTTGACGGTGAAACGTGGTTTCCTCATCCATCACCTGAAGGTGGCAACGACACTATAGCTTATGGTCACAAATTAAAGAATGATGAAAGTTGGATGAAAGTAGGTATATCAGATATGGATGCTGAGAATCTACTTATAGCTGATTTGCAGATTGCAGCCGAAGGCGCAAGCAATGTTATATCAGAGTTTGGTAGCGGTGACTTCGATGCACTGTGCCAAAACTGCCAAGAAATATTCACAGACTTTGTATTCAATCTAGGTAGTAATGGTTTACGTAAGTTTCCTAAGTTTGTAGAGGCAACACTAGATCACAATGCTGAAGTAATGCAACAAGAATATAAAAGATATTACCGTAACGGATACGGTGAATTAAAAGAATTAGAACATCGTAATGCAGAGTTTGCAAGGATGTTCTTCTAGTCAATGGCTACCCACATAACATGTCGTTATTGGCCCCATTGCTAACCTACCGTTGGCTACCCATGTTGTCACATGGCCCCACGAAAGAGAGGTAAAAATGACTGTCCGTACTGAAACCGATACTTTTGAAGAAGAGGATAATGAAGAACTAGAGCCTACCCCATACCAGAACGAGTATAGAGGTGCTTTAAACGACCCAGACGAAGATGATGACATTGAAGACCCCATAGATATGGCTACTCCTCAACGTAAGAAACAAGGTCTGGTTGAAAAGAATGCTACTAATGAATCTGATGCACACGACTATAAGAAGCGTTATTCAGATTTAAAGAAACATTATGATACTAAACTTAACGAATGGAAACAACAGCAAGAGCTACTTCAAGCTGAGTTATCAATGGCAGAAAAGTCTAAGGGCTTGCCAGAGCTACCTAAGAGTGAAGAAGAACTTCAAGAGTTTCGAACTAAGTATCCAGATGTTTATGATGTAGTAGAAACTATCTCATCGTTAAAAGCAAGTGATAGAGTCAAAGAAATTGAAGGACGCTTAGAAGATCTAAGGATAAAGGAGCAAGAAGCTATTGTTCAAACTGCTGAACAAGAACTATTAAGTTTGCACCCTGACTTTGGAACTTTAAAAGAAGATCCTAAATTTTTAGATTGGCTTGATGAACAGCCTCAAAGTATATCTGACGGGATATACAAAAATAATACTGACACTAAATGGGCTGCTAGAGTTATTGATTTATTCAAAGCTGATACTGGACAAGTTTCTAAAACGAGGTCAACCAAACGGAACAAACAAGCTCCTAAGAAGGCTGCTGAAGCTGTAACAAAAACTAAACAAAGACGTTACATTGAAGACCTTCAGGATGATACTAAAGTTTGGACTGTTGCTGAGATTTCTAAACTCAAGCCTAAAGAGTTTGCTCTTGTTGAAAAACAAATCGACAAAGCAGCTAAAGAAGGCAGAGTAGTGAACTCTCTGTAAAATAATAACTAAACCTTACTAATTGTAGAAAAGGATTAAGCTTATGGCTTATGCAACTGCTGCAGGTTATGAAAACTTACCAAGTGGTAATTTTGTACCTGCTATCTACAGTCAAAAGGTTCTCAAATTCTTTCGAAGATCTTCGGTAGCGGAAGCAATTACCAACACCGACTATTCTGGTGAAATTGAGAACTTTGGCGACACCGTGAATATCATTAAGGAACCAACAATCTCGGTTTCTTCTTATACTCGCGGTTCTACAGTGAACACACAGGATCTGGCAGATGACCAAATCCAACTCATTGTAGACCAAGGCAACTACTTTGCCTTTAAGGTTGATGACATCGAAGAGCGTCATTCACACCTTAACTTTGAGTCTCTTGCAACTTCTTCTGGTGCTTACACCTTAAAGAAAGCATACGACTACAACATTCTAAAGAACATCTACGACAACGCTGCTACAAGTGCTGCCGATACTGGTACAGATAGTTCTCCTTTAACAGGAGCCGCTACTACTCTTACTGGTGACGAGCTTGCAAATGTAATTAGTGCTGCTGCAAAAGTTCTTGATGAGAATGATGTCCCTTACGAAAATCGTTGGTTAGTAGCCGACCCTGAGTTTTTTGAAGTACTACGTTCAGCATCTGCAAAGATCATGGACGCTAGTGTTACTGGAGAATCAGGTTCTGCTCTTATGAATGGTCAAGTAACGGATCGTGTAATACATGGCTTTAAAATGTATCAGACTAACGCTATCGTTAATGGTGGTGCTGGTTCTGCTGCGAGTCATACATTCGCTTCAACAAATGGTGGTGAACACATCTTCCTCTATGGTCATATGAGTGCCGTTGCTACGGCTTCCCATATTGCTAAGACGGAAGTCATTCGTGACCCTGATAGTTTCTCTGACATTGTTCGTGGTCTTCACGTTTTCGGACGTAAGGTACTTCGTGGCAGTGGCACAGGCTACAAGGGTGTGTTTTCTGGCGTTGCTGATCTTGGCTCATAAGGAGGATATAAATCATGGCTACTTATAATAGAACGGCTACTGGTGGTGGAACGGTTGGACATCCATCCAACGCTGCAGTGCCTTACGTGATGACTTCTCCTGTATGGGATACTGCTGACGGTGGTACTGGAGGTGACGTTGTTCAATTGATCGATGTTCCTGCAGATAGCATGGTTGTCGCAGGTTGCTTAGAAGTGCTTGAAGCACGAGGCAATGGTCAGATTACTATGGATATTGGTATTACTGGCGGTGACGTAGACTGTTTTGTAGACGGTTCTGCTTGCGCTGCTGGCTTCACACCATTCCTAGAAGCTGCTGTTGGAGCCTCTGGTTCTAACGCACGTATACTAACAAGTGCTGATACTATTGATGCTCTCATCTTAGATGGTGGCTCTACTGGTGAATCTGCACTGCGATTCCGCATTCATGTTGTGTTGGCAGATATTTCTAAAAACCCAACTGAGTCGGCTACAGTATCTTCGGGTACTTAATCACTTAACAGTTTTGTGGGGTTCTGTTCAAAAACCCTACACTTTCTTGCTTTGTTCAACTTATATGTGAAAGAATTAATATGTTTATTAAACTACTTACTGACGATGAAATACAGACTTGCTTGAATGCAATTACAAAAGATACCTTTAAAAATGGCAACAAGTCACAGCCACTAAAAGAAGTAAAACAGAATAAAGAATCATTAAGTGTACCAGAAGACATTCGTAAACTAATAATCAATAAGATATACGATGCACACTATATAGATTGTGTCTACTGCCCAACCAGAGTTTCAGTTAACTACTATAACCAGTACAAAAAAGATGATTACTATAATCTTCATGTAGATAACTTCAAAGCACATCCAAAGTCAAACAACGTACACTTTGATTACGGCTTTTCAATAAACTTAAACGATGATTACGAAGGTGGAGAGATATACTTCAACACAGAGATAGGAACCGTAGGACGAAAACTACAAGCAGGTGAAGCTGCTATCTTTCCAATTATATACACGCACGGTGTAAAAGAAGTAACAAAAGGATTAAGAACAAACGTTTTAGGATGGTTCTCTTCTAACCTGTCATACGAACAATCTTTTATGTTAAAGAACTTGTATGAAGTAAACCAGCATCTAGCAAAAGATAACAACGATATATTTGTAAAGTCCGTTCTTGTACAGAACTACCTCAAGAAAGAATGGGGTAAATAGAATTATGGAGATAATATTATGGCAACCCTGAGTTACACAACTCATTTCACTGTAGACATTCCAGATGATGATACACACACTATCACTGGAGGAAGCACTACAGCGACTGATTCAATATCTATAACGCATTACTTTGATAGGCGTTACAGTATTACTAACGGTACTCTTACTGAAGTATGGAATGATTCTATGCTAGGAGACTTTGACTTTCTTTGGGTTGAGTCAGATCAGGCTGTAGAGATACAGCTTATGTGTAACGAAGGTGGAACAGTAGCAGGAAGCAACCTTGAGAATGCGTGGGTTGTTAAACTTGCTGCAGGTATTCCTTTTTGTCTTGCTGACGATTCAAGTCGTAACAGAGGCGATGTTACAGGAACCTTTAATGAAAGCAACTATCTTGCTGAGAACGATACTTGGGAAACAAATTGGACAGCAGATACAATAGATCGTATCGAGTGTTATAACGGATCAGGCAGTACCGCCAACGTGCGTGTATTTGCTGCAACTTAAAAGGAAAAAGCAATGACTAAAGAAAGTAAAATGAGCATTATTAAGGATATTATTGAGATTCAGGGTCATGGAAATCCTGAAGATTATAATTTTATGTCTACAGAAAGATTAAACAAACTCAGGTCTAAAGTTAGGATAGATGCAGAAAAAAAGATGAGTGGCGGTCCTGTAAAGAAAAAAAAGAAAGCTTCTAGCGGATACATGGGTGGCGGTTACGTTAAACCTAAGATGATGGGTCACGGTGGTATGGCGTATCGTGGTAGAACTTACGCATACGGTGGTCGAGTATCTAAGTATAAAGGCTAGTCAGTATGACTAAACGACAGAAACCCATAGCACGTAATAAGAAAAACTATCGCTCGACTAAAAGTGGAGCAGGTATGACAAGGGCTGGTATTGCAGCACATCGTAGAGCAAATCCAGGTTCCAAGCTAAAAGGTGCAGTAACAGGTAAAGTAAAAGCTGGCAGTAAATCAGCTAAAAGACGTAAGAGTTACTGTGCAAGATCTGCAGGTCAAATGAAGAAGTTTCCTAAAGCTGCTAAGAACCCTAAAAGCAGATTAAGACAAGCACGTAAAAGATGGAAGTGTTAAACAATGAATTATCTTACACTTGTAAATAATGTTCTTAACGAACTTAACGAGATAGAGCTAACATCAACTACCTTTACATCTTCCAGAGGTGTACAATCTATGGTTAAGAACGTAGTCAACAAATCAATTAATGACATCTACAACTCTGAGATTGAATGGCCCTTTCTTATAGCTACGCAAACTGATAACCTTGTTGCAGGTACGCAGGAGTACAGCTTTCCCTCAGACTTTCGTAAGATTGACTTTGATTCCTTCATGCTTCTGCCAAAGAATCTAATCACTAATGGTACATTTGATGCAACCATATCTGATTGGACAGTAGTATCAGGAAGTCCAATAAGAGTAGAGACAACAAACTCAGGTGCAAGTGTAGCAGGTGCGTTACGTCTTACATCTGCCGAAGTAACTCAAACTGTACAAACAATCATAAACAAAGAATACATTGTTCGAACACGAACCTTCTCTAATGATGTAACGTTAAAGGTAGGTACTGCATCAGGTGGAACACAGAATTTAAGCACCACACTAAGCGTTACCAACACAGGAGATGGTGAATGGCAAACAAACGCTTTTACTGCTACCGCTACTACAACCTATATTGGGTTTGCAGAGTCAAGTGGAAACAACGCAGAGATAGATACAGTGGAAGTTGTGGAAAATGAAAGCCCACGTAAGTTGCAATACATCTCACACGATGAATGGTTTGATAGTTATTCTGAAACAGATCTCAATCAGACTTCAAAGAATCAATTTGCTATGCCTACATATGTTTATGAGACTTCAGATGAGAAGTACGGCATATCACCAATACCTGACAGAATACTAAGCGTAACATATAAATACTATAGAACACATTCTGATCTTTCTGGATATACAGATGTACCTCTTCTACCAGTTCGATTTCACGATACGATAGTTAACAGAGCAAAGTACTACACATATATGATGAGAGCAAACGTTGCAGGAACACAATTAGCAGAGAAAGATTTTCTCACTGGTATAAAAAGAATGCGTATCGAACTTCTCAACAGAAAGAACTACATGTATCCAAGAGGACTTCGATCATCAGGAAGATTTTTGAAAGTTAACATTTAATGCCTCAAGTAACAGAACCAGAATATATATCACCCTACGTTGTTACAACATCAGGTGGTCTAGTTCTTGATAGAGATGTGTATACGATGCCTGTAGGTGCATCCTCTATTTTACAGAACTTCGAACCTTCTGTTAAAGGTGGCTACAGGCGACTTGATGGAACAGCAAAATACTCAAGCACACAGGTTAACGGTTCTGCAAAAGTATCAGGTGTTGCAGTATTTGCAAGCGGTGTACTAGCAATAGCTGGCACTGCAGTTAAACACAGCACAGGAAGTAGCTGGTCTGCTGTTTACACACAATCAAGTACACCAGTTAGACCACGATTTGAAAAGTATAACTTTGGAGGCACTGATACAATAGTGTGGGTAGATGGTGCTAACGTACCAGTGAAGTGGACAGGATCTAGTACAGGTACACTGTTAAACGCTTCTGGCGCACCAGCAAACGCAACTTCTGTAGCAGCTTTTAAGAATCATCTATTCTACGCAGGAACATCTGCAGCTAAACAGCAAGTACAGTACACTGTTCCGTTCAGTGACACAGATTACACAGGATCAGGCTCTGGTAACGTAAAAGTAGATACAGAGGTAGTTGCACTCAAGTCTTTCCGTGAAGATCTTATCATATTTGGTAAAGATCGTATCTACAAGATGTCGGGAAGTTCAAGTTCAGACTTTGCCGTAGTACCTATATCTCGTAACGTTGGCTGTAGCGATGGCAACAGCGTACAAGAGATTGGCGGTGACGTTATCTTTCTTGCACCAGACGGACTTAGAACAATCGCTGGTACGGCAAGAATTGGTGACGTTGAATTAGGAACAGTTTCTAAACAAATACAAGAACGTATAAATGCTATTGGATTTGATAATATATCTTCTACTATTATAAGAAGCAAAAGCCAGTACAGGTTATTCTTTCCGACAACAGGTGGAACAGAGCCAAGTGCAAAAGGCGTAATTGGTGTTATCAAGTCTAACCCTCAAGGACAAATTGGGTGGGAGTACTCTGACATAAAAGGCATTAAACCTGCTAGTTGTGACTCAGACTTTATAGGAACTACAGAGACTATTGTACACGGAGGATATGATGGATACGTATATCAACAAGATTCAGGAACTACATTCTCAGGTACTAATATTGACGCGATATACCGTTCACCAGATCTTACAATGGGTGACGCAGGTATACGAAAGAATATGCAACGTATTAACCTCAACTTCGATACCGAAGGATCTGTAGATGCTTCATTGTTTGTGAAGTATGACTTTGAAGATAGCAGTGTTCCACAACCTGCAGCTTATAGCTTAACAACTCAAAGTTCTGCAGCAGTATACGGAACAGGTACATACGGTACATCAGTATACGGTGCAAGAGGTATTCCTATTGTACGACAAAGTGTAGAAGGAAGTGGTTTTACGGTTGTGATAAGAGTAGAGGATTCATCTGCTAATCCACCAATCACATTAAAAGGATTTGAGTTAGAGTTTACTCCAGGAGCTAGAATGTAATGACAGGTTATTCTTCAAGACAAAGCAGTTACACAACAGGCGACACTATTAGTGCTGCAGATTCAAATGATGAATTTGATGCCATAGTAACTGCTTTTGGAACGAGTGGTCACACTCACGATGGTACAGCAGGTAACGGTGGCGCACTATCCAAACTGACAGGTAGTAATTCTATTACTATTGGTGCAGCAACAGCAGGTACAGACATCACTGTAACGTTTGATGGTGAGACAAACGATGGTGTATTGTTGTGGATGGAAGACGAAGACTACTTTAAGTTTAACGATGACATAATGGTCATCGACAACGAGAACATTATCTTTGGAACAGACTCTAATGTATTAATAGGTTATGACGAAACCACTACAGACTCTTTGCGTATTAAAGCTGCAGAAGGTGCAGCACTAGCTATAACTCTGTGTGCTGATGAAGGTGATGATGCAGGAGATGAATGGAAGTTAAATGTAGCAGATGGCGGTGTACTAACACTAGGTAACGATATAAACTCTGCAGGTACGTACGTAACACATCTAACTCTAACACCTCATGCAACTGTAGCTAGTTCTACAGCAGCATTCGCAGGTGGTGTAACTATAGCAGGTGATTTGACAATATCAGGTGATGACCTGACAATGGGTACGAACACCAGTGGTCACATACTAGTAGCTGACGGTACAAACTACAATCCAGTAGCTGTATCAGGTGATGTTACTATGTCTTCAGGAGGTGCTATAACTATTGCCAACGGTGCAGTAGAGAACGCCATGTTAGCTGATGATGCAGTAGGTGCAGATGAGTTAGCAGCTAACGCTGTAGTAAACGCAAGTGTAGCCTCAAGTGCTGCAATAGCATTCAGTAAGATGGCTGACTTAACAGCCTCAAGAGCTTTAGTATCAGATGGTAGTGGAGATGTATCCGTAAGCTCAGTAACATCTACAGAAATAGGTTATCTAGATGTAACAACTCTTGGAACATCTGAAGCATCTAAAGCTGTAACAGTAGATGCTAGTGGTGATCTTATTGTTCCTGATAGTGATAAGTTTAAGTTTGGTGCTGGCAGCGATATGCAACTCTATCACGATGGCACGAACAGTTACATAACTAATGCAACAGGTGCATTAAAGATAGCAACAGAGTCTTCAGGTATTGCAGTTACAATCGGTCACTCAACATCAGAAGTAACAATAACCGACAATCTTACAGTTACAGGCAACATGACTG